AAGTCATGTTTCTTGTCATACTTGGCCTGAATTGGGTCGTTTGAACGCAGATTTCTTCACTTGCGGCGAAAAAGACCCAAGAATTTGTGCTAAATACATTATTAACGCTTTAGAATCTGAAAAATATCGAATTCGTGTCGTAAAAAGATAAAAAAAGTGGTATAAATAAAAATAAGAAACTTTTTGTGTAAATAGTGGCTTCAAAGGCATTCAAAGATATCAATTTATCCTTCAAACGTCATCCTGTGACGAATGATTTGGTTGCGATTAAGAATGAAGATGCAATCAAGAAATCTGTAAAGAACATAATTTTTACAATTCTTGGTGAAAAACCTTTTTTACCTCTTTTTGGTTCAAAAATGAATAGTTCTTTGTTTGAATTAGATACAAATTTCAATGAAACTAAAATTTCTGATGAAATTAGTTCAGTTTTACTTAATAATGAACCAAGAATTAGTAATATTTTAGTATCAGTGTCAAATCCAGCTGATAGTCATGAATTAAATGTAACAATTCAATATGATATCACTGGAATTTCATCACCATCACAAGCAGTAGACGTTGTTCTTTTCCCAGCTAGAGTATAATGGCTTTCGGTCAATATGTAAATTTAGATTTTGACGATATAAAATCGTCTATCAGAGATTATCTGAGGTCTAACACTAATTTTACTGATTATGACTTTGAGGGTTCAAACCTTTCAATTATCATTGATGCATTAGCATATAATACATACATTACTGCATATAATACAAATATGGCAGCGAATGAATGTTTTCTCGACTCTGCAACACTTCGAGAAAATGTTGTTGCGCTTGCTAGAAACATCGGATATGTACCAAGATCGAGAAGATCTGCAAGAGCAAATGTATCATTTAACGTATCTGGACTTACAGAAACATCAACTCTAACTTTAAATACTGGTATCATTTGTAATGGTGCTGGAACAGGTACAAATAACATATTTTCAATTCCAGAAGACATTACAGTGCCTGTTGTGGATGGTTTTGCTGATTTTAGTAATGTTGAAATTTATGAAGGAACTCTGATATCAGAAACTTTCACTTATGACTCATCTTTATTCAATCAGAGATTTCTTCTTGATAATTCTTTCATTGATACATCTACAATTAAAGTTAAAGTAAGAGCAAATATTAATTCAACATCTTCAGTAACTTATCAACAAATTGATAATATTGTTGGAGTTACTTCCACAACTGCTTCTTATCTTTTACAAGAAATTGAAGATGAAAGGTATGAATTAATCTTTGGTGACAACACAATTGGTAAAAAACTTTCAAATGACAACTATATTACTGTAACTTACATTACAAACTCTGGTAGAGATGGAAATGGCGCTTCAGAATTCAGTTTTGTGGGAAATATTACAAATCAAGACGGTGCAGCGATAGATGCAAACAATATTTCACTAGTTACGACTGATGAAAAGTCACGAGATGGTGATGAAATTGAATCTATTTCTTCAATTAAGTATTATGCACCTCGAATTTACTCTTCTCAGTACCGTGCAGTTACGGCATCTGACTATGAATCAGTTTTAGGATACATCTATCCCAACGTTGAGTCTGTAACCGCTTTTGGTGGTGAAGAGATGAGTCCACCTCGTTTTGGTAAAGTTTTTATCTCGGTTAAACCTCGAAATGGTGATTTTCTTTCTGATGAGACAAAAAGAGAGTTAATACAGAAACTAAAAAGTTATGCAGTTGCTGGTATTGTACCAGAATTCGTAGATTTAAAATATTTGTATGTTGAACTTGAAACAAATCCATATTATAATCCAAGTTTGAATGATACTCCAGATGATCTTAAAAGTGACATTTCAAATGCTTTAGGTCAATATTCACGTTCAATAGATGTGAATAAATTTGGTGGAAGATTCAGATATAGTAAAGCCGTGTCCTTAATTGATAGTGTTGAATCATCAATCACATCAAATATTACATTAGTTAAAATTCGTCGTAATTTAAAAGCAGTTTTAGGAGAATTTGCTCAATATGAAGTGTGTTACGGTAATATGTTCCATACTCAGGAAAGTTCTTACAACGTGGTTTCCACAGGATTCACAATTGAAGGTGTCACAGGCACTGTTTATCTTGCTGATGAAGTAATTAATCGTGAAAAAGGTCGAATATTCTTCTTTACATATGAAGAAGGTGGAACTCCAAATATAATTAAGAAAAATGCTGGAACAGTCGATTATATGACTGGTGAAGTTCTTATAGATACTGTGAACATACTTTCAACAGTAATTGCAAATAACGTGGTTGAAATTCAAGCAATTCCACATTCAAATGATATTGTGGGTCTTCGAGATTTATATGTCAAATTTGATATGACAAATACAACAATTACTATGATTACTGACTTAATTGCGTCAGGTGAAAACACCTCTGGATCAAGATTTGTTCATACTCACAGTTATTATACACCAACTTACACGAGAAAATCAAATTCTCCAGTTTCAACATCTACGATTCTCCCATCAACAGCTTCTTCAACTGCAACTACAACTAGAACAGGTGGTACATACGCAACATCAACATCAACATCTACATCAAGCACAACAACCACATCATCAGGTGGCGGCGGTGGATCTAGTTCTGGCGGCGGATATTAATGATAGATACCTCAATACAAAGAGTTGAAATTAATCAGGTAATTGAAAATCAGTTACCTGAGTTTGTGCAGGCAGAAAGTCCACTTTTTGTGGATTTTATGAAACAGTATTATATTTCACAAGAATATCAAGGCGGCCCTACAAATGTTACTGAGAATATTGATCGATATACTAAATTACAAACTTATGTTGGTGCTGCACTTACTGAATATACAGGATTAACTACAAATACTGAATCAACTTCATCTACAATTTTTGTAGATTCAACACATGGATATCCAAGTAAGTATGGATTATTAAAAATAGATGATGAAATTATAACTTATACTGGTATTGGAACAACATCTTTTACTGGATGTGTTCGTGGATTTAGTGGCGTTGATGCGATGGATCAACCCACAAGATCTGATTTATTATCATTTAACACAACTGTGGGTGCATCTCACACTGGTGGTTCAAAAGTTCATAACTTATCAAATCTTTTTATTCGTGAGTTTTTTACTAAATTAAAAACAACTTATGCAAGTGGTTTTGAAAACAGAACTTTAGATAGTGATTTAGACCAAGTTAAATTTATTCGCCAAATAAAAGATTTCTATAAAACAAAGGGGACAGAAGAGTCATATAAGATTTTATTCAGAGCATTATATGGCGAAGAAGTTAATATTATTAAACCATCTGATTTTTTAATTAAACCTTCTGATGCTGATTATGGATTTGCACAGGATTTTGTAGTTAAACCAATTACAGGCGATCCTCGTAATTTAAAAGGATCTACACTATTTCAAGATGCTGATGAAGATGATATCAATATTCAAGGAGCCTCTGGTGCGATATCAGATGTCAAAGACTTTTTATATGGTGGAGAACATTATTATCAAATAAGTGTATCAAAAGATTCAATAGATGGTAATTTTATAGTTCCAGGCAGAACTCGAATTGTTGACTCAGTATCACTTGGTTCGACTGTCATTACAGTTGATACTACAGTTGGATTTCCTACAAGTGGTTCTTTGTCACTGCCAACAGCGAGTACATCTGGAATTGTTAGTTATACAGATAAAACTGCAAATCAATTTGTAGGAGTAGATACTGCTGTCGATGTTTTAAGTGTTGGTGATGATGTAAGATATAATAATGTTGCATATGGATATTCTTTTGCAAATACAACAAATAAAATTGAAGTTTTAATTACAGGTGTTTTAAAAGACTTTCCAATACCTGATAAGACTTTTTACTTTAATAAAGGAGATAAAGTTAAGGTTGGTTCATTTGGTATCAATAAAAGTTCTGAAGACTCTAATTTTGGTTCATATGTTTATAATACTTCTGTTAAATTTACTCCAAAGAGTGTTGTTCGTCAGTCAAGTAGTAGTTTTACAATCAACACTCTTTCTGATCATGGATTTTTAGAAGAAGATGCAATTGAGGTTTTAGATGGTCAATCCAATTTTGTTGCACTAGGCCGTGTTTTAAGTGTTGTTAGTAGCTCATCATTTGTTTTGGGTGATTTACCTGGCGTTGGTGTAAACAATTTTGCGTTCATAAGAAGAAGATTAAAAAGAGGAAATAGTTCTCTTCATGATAATATTACAAAATATACAACTGATGTTCAAAATGTGTATGATCATGATAGTGAGAATGCACTCGCACTACCACCACATCCTCATGCATACGTTGCCTCACCATCAATTCCAAGTTTAGGTAATGAACCTATAGTTGCACCAGACCGTTCTGTAACGTGGACTGGCGCCACTGGCGGAGACCTTATACAATTAATACAGGTTACAGAGGGTGCATCAGATCATGGATTCTACTCTGGAGAAGTTGTAACATATAGTGTTGTAAGTGGTAATCTAGGTCAGTTAATTGATGGTAAAAATTATTATATAAGTCGTGTTGATTCTAATAATATTCGTCTTGCAAACTCCTTACCTGATTTGGTAAATGGTGATTTTGTAGATGCAACTGGAGATGGTACATTTAAAATCTCTGTTCCCGACTTGGCTGGTAAAAAATTAGATCATCAAAAATTATTAAAGAGATTTCCGTTGAATCCAGTGTTTGATGGGGCGAGACGTGAGACAGCGCCAGGCACCACTGGCATGCTTGTAAATGGCACAGAGATATCAAACTATAAGTCTGGTGATGTTATATTTTTTGGTGGTGTTGAAACCATTGATGTTTTGGAAGGTGGTTCTCAATATGATGTGATTACTCCTCCAACAGTCAGTCTTGAGAGTTTAACTGGTGCTGGTGTGAGTGCAACAGCAAATATAAAAGGACAGTTTGAAAGAATTGATATCATAGATTCAGGCTTTGATTATACTGCGACACCCATTGTTGAAATTAGTGGTGGTAATGGTAAAAATGCAATTGCAAGATCAAGATTAAAACAAGTAGATCATTTTGTTGATTTTGATGCATCATCAACAGGTAATATAATTAACATATCAGAAGATACAATAGGTTTTGGAACTTTCCATAAGTTCCGTGATGGAGAAGCTGTAATCTATAAAACATTTAATACTGGTGCAATTGGTATTGCAAGTGCTGGTATTA